CCAAACTTATCCCCACCAAAAGAGTAATAGTCTGTACGTTCCAGGACTGCGGTACTCATTTTTATCTGGTAGTCTCCCGCTACACTGGCGTTGGAAAACTTTCGCTTTGCTTTCTGTGCGCTTCCGGTCACAAGTCTGGTAAACGCGTTATCAGCTCCGCCGGTTCCCATATCAGAGTACATGCTGGCACCAGCTGGCTGCTGTATGCCCTGCTTGATTCTGCTCATGGTGGACGAAATTCCGCCGCTTTGCAAAATTTTTATAACGTCGCCCTCTCTGGAAACGCTATGGTAAACATACTTTGCACCGGCCTTTTCCAGGTCCTTTGCAAGTCCAGGCACCACATAGGTTATATAGCCGTTGTATTCGCTCCGGAGCTTCATACTGGCCAGCTGCACCACATTGATATTTTCCTGGGCGATTATCTCGTCCAGTTTGCTTACCAGTCTGCTGCCTGCCAGGTCTTTCAGTTCGTCCACACGGCCAGGGGCTTGCGACCACACAAGCCTTGCCTTTTTCAGGGTTTCCTCTGCTGCTGCCGTTGGCGTCCTGGCTACTTCGTCCAGGCCTACCTTTTTCAGCAGCTCCGTGGCTTTTTTGGCGTCCGCTATGCCGTCCCCGCTGCTTCGAACACGGATTCTAAAATACCCGTCCCAGGAATGCAGGCTTTGGCCGCTGTACAATTCAAAGGACGCATACTTTGGATCATAGGAATCCAGGTAGGTAACAACCCCGTGTATGTTTGCTTGGGTTTCAACCAGTGTGTTGCTGGTCCATGCTCTTGCCGTCGGGGCCGTGGTTTCAAAGCTCATGTTGATACGCTGCGCTGGGACCGTCGGGTTTGCCCCGTCCATCCTCTGCAGCACATCATCCCAGGCGCTAGACCTCAGCTTTCCGGTAATCTCATAATGCACGTCTCCGTCTATGATCATACGGCGGGCGCTCAGGTTCATGCCCTCAACCTTGTCAGCGTCACTCCATACCGCCTGCCCCTGCTTCGGTCCTGGGTGTATCTTGTCAAAATCTGTAAATACATCCTCGGCCGTTTTAGTTCCTGGAGGCAAGTGCCCTGTATTGGTTGCTGCCGGTGCTTTCGGTGTCGTCTTGGCATTTCTGGCCGCCTGGTTGGCCGCCAGTCTGTCCCGTACATCCTTGCTGCACTGTTTGGCCTTTACCGGGTCGGACAAGCTGTCAATGAGCTGCTGTTTGTTCATGTTGTTGCAATAGGCAATGTTTTGTGCCTTGGCCATCTGCAGCAGATCTGCTTTTCCCATCTTTTTCAGTGCTGCCGCGTCATGCGTGACCGCCTGGATGGTCTTGGCCGTGTTCTGTGCTTCGTCCGCCCACACAAAAGCTGCCTGTTTTTTACCGGTTCGCTGGGTCAACAGGTCCGTGTAAAATGTCCGGTATGTTTCCCGGAGGTTCTGCTTTCGCTCCACAATGGCATCCAGCAGCTGCTCTGCGTCCTTTCCCTTACCTTTCAGACTTTCGGCATAGTCCCGGAATATCTCTCTATATTCTTTGTCAGGTATTGCCTCGACCCGTTTTATATATGCCAGGGTGTCCTGCGGGTTTAGGTCCAGCTCATTGTTGGCATACTTCCGGAAAACAGTGTTGTACAGCGGCTCTGTTTCGCCATACTTGCTGTTTGGATGGTATGCGTATGTCATTTTTTCGCTGGCTTTGTCGGTAATGTACCGGAAAGACTGTTCTTTGTCTACGCCGATCAGCCGTCCGTTGGTATCTGTTACAAAATTGCCGCCGTGGCTGTCATAGTTTCCCAGCAGCCAGTCTGTAACATGTTCCCGCTGTATCTGCTGTACCTGGTCAGCTGTCAGGCCTTTGGTGCCGTACTGCTGCCACGCCTTAAAGTCGAACCCGTTCGGGTCCACGTCAATTTTCTGCTGGTATGCGCCAAACTGGCCGCCTATGTTTCCGGTGCCGACCTTGACGGCCGTGTCCGGATCCACAATGCCCTGTACCTTGTAACCAGCTTCCTGCACATAGGCCCGGAACTCTTCCGGTGTGCCGCTTTTGGACTGCGCCGGTTTGAAAAGCCATTCCGTGCCGCTGCCGTCCTCGCACAAGTGCATTTCTCCGGTACCTCCCAGGTGCGCCAGACCTTTGTCTTTCATTCCCTGCGGCATTTGCAAGCTGCCAGGGACGGACGGTGTTGCCGGATCCGGTATACTTGGCCCCGGTGTCTGGCTCTGTGCCGGCTGTATTACCGGCGGGGAAATCTCCCTATACTCAACCGCACACCTGCACTGCGGATGTGCCGGTGGTGTCAGCCTTTGCCCTCCAAAAAGTAATTTATTCAGCTTAAAATTAAAATTGTCGTCTATGCCTATCGTCTGCCCCTCTAGCCCGTTGCAGATATCACAAACGCCGTCGTCATAAGCTGTTGACCATACCTTTTCCACAACGCCCATAAGGCCCTGCGCCTGGGCCATCTTTACCGCTTCATACTCGCCGTGCTGATATGCAAACGCCATTTCTGTCTCCGCTATCATGTTAGCACGGTACCGGTGCTGTTGCGCTGCATACTTGACCGCTGCTTCCTGGGCTTTCTTGGCCGCTGTGGCCTCTTTCATGCCTGGATTATTCTTTAGCAAGGAATCTTTCACATGATCGTAATAGTTCGCGTTTGCAATAGCCTGGCGCTGTGTCAGGCCTATGCACGGACGTATTGCCCTGGATAACTCCTCCGCACTCTCTCCCTTGCTGTATGCTCTGGCGATCAGAGCGCTCACTGCGTTCTTTTGCTCAGCGCTTATGTTCGTCACAAACTCCGCGCCGTGCTCTTGAACCCACTTCGTTACCCCTGTCCATGTGTGATCAAAGAAAAAACTGTCATGCTGTTCCTGCACGCCCAGGCTTGCCGTTTCCATAGCTTTAACCCATACAGGGGACAGCTTATCGCTTACCATCTTGCTATAATCCTGCTGCCACTGTTGGAAAGTGCTTTCGCTCATGTGACCGTTCATTATAGCCTCGCGGATTTCCTTGTAGGTAATCGCATTTTGCTGGTTGGTCCATGTGCTATGCAAAATATATGCCGGTTCAGCGGACGCCGCGTTCAGGAAGCTGTTCAGCTTGTTCAGCGCATTTTGTCCGCCCTGGCTTTTCTTCTTGCCAGCCGCTTTGCGGATCCGTATCTTTTTAAATTGCATTATGGGTCCCTCCCCAGTCTTTTCCTTGCCTCCTCAACGGCCTGCATATCTTCCTCGGTCACTCCGTCCGGATCTTCCTCTCCTCCTCCGGGGTCAACCGTGCTGCTACGCTGCTGTTGTGGCTTTGCCTGCTGCCTCTGCCGCGCATTTACTGGCTTTTCTCCTCCTGGATCCGGTACTGCCGGTGTATCATCTTCCAGGCGTTCAGGCAGGTGCGCTGCTTCTCTTACATAGTCCTCTAACTGGCTGTCTGGTGTTAAAATGCCGACGCCGGTCATTTCCTTTATGTAGTTGGCCAGCTTCTCAATGTCCTCGTCCTCAATGTCTCCGTGCTCCATTCGCGGATAATCTGTAATGCCGTTGAAGTGGTCGCCGTTCAGGTTGATCAGACGGGGGATTGCCTGGTTATTAAAAACCTCACAAATAATATCAAGGTACGCACCTATTGCCATGGAAAACAGTTCTGTCTTGTCGCTGCTTAGCGCAAAGCTGCCGACGCTCTGGTGCCCCAGGAAAATAAAATCTGCCAGCACTGTCATTGCCATGCGGGTGTCATATCTCTCAATGATCGCGTTGGTATCAAACTGGCGGCGGCCTCCTGTGCTCAACAGCTGGAACTGCCAGCCGTTCGGAAGCGCCAGCCCCTCGGTACTGTCTCGACGCACATTTTTAACAATGGCCTCCATACCTGCACGGATGGCTACCATGTCCGGATCATCCGTGTCCCATATGTTCATGCCCTCCGGTGCCGTCAACACCGGGAAGCCTGCCAGATCCCTCTCTATACCGATTCCCTCAATCTCCTGTATACGGCGCTTGAAATACCAGGACCGGTATGCGTTCCTCAGTACGCTGCGCCCCTCCGGGTTGTTCTTCCGGCTCTTTGTCCGGAACAACAGGGCTTTATCTATCGGTATTGTGTACAGGCCGAAGTTTGGCGGCGGCATCTGTGTCATGCCGGTCAGGTTGTCGTTGTCGTCATACTCCCACTGATAAAGGGTTTCTTGTGCTCTAATAGGCAGCTTAGCCCATCCGATCAGCCCGTCGTCATACTTGCTATTTAGGCGGCTGTCCCTATTTTTACCACAACGTCGCTTGTACACGATTTCGTGGTAGCTCCACCCGTATGTCAAAAAGGACAAGATTTCCGAAATGGTATCTGTCCAGGTGTCCTGCATGTCGTCCATGCAGCTCTCAACAAACTCTGCTGCCTCTTCGTCTGCGTTCTCCGGTCCTCCTGGCTGTATGGTCCAGCTCGTCTGCCGAATCAGCATTTCAATGGCAAACAGTATGGCGCCGATCACGTCGTCATTGTCCGCCATTTCTCTGTATGTCTCCACGCCTTTACGGCCCTGGAGTTCTTTTAAAAATTCCTCGTAAAAAAAGCCGCCATAGCGCTTTTGCCCTATGCGGCCGATTTCTCCTGCTGTGGTTGCCACTATGACAGCCCTCCTTTCCGTCCACAAATCTTATACAGCAGCTTCTGTGCTGTCTGTTGTACCTTAACCTGCACGGAGGCGTTTCTGTCCATGTTCTTGCCGTCTCCCTTGCCGGTCTTATTGTTCCGGTTGATCCGGTTCATCAGCGACAGGCTCATTATTCCCCACCTGCCTCTGCTACCTGGCCATATCCATAGTACATAATACCTGTACCGCTTGAAATTGTCACACTGGCCGCTTTCAGGTACAAACAGTTGCCTGCTGTCAAAACCAGGCCGTCAACCGCTGCTGGCGCATCCCAGGCAGCTCCCACGGTTCTGATTGTTGTATCAGTCAGCGCCTGCACCGCAACAATGTGGCGGTTCTCTGCCTCCGGTTCGTACTTAGTGGCCGCTCCGGTTGCATTGTAAATCATACAACCAAAACCGCCCATGCCAGCGATCATGCTTCCGTTTGCAGCGTTTCTGTTTCCCATTCCCATAGCCTTGCACCTCACTTTCCTCTCCAATAACTGCTCATGCCGCCCGCTACTGCCTCAGCCGGCGGTCCTGTCTGTGATGGCTTGTCCATCAAATACAACACAGCCTGCACAAGGGCGTCAACCGTGTCTTTGTATACCCCTTTCGGGAACATCAATAAATCTTTTTGCAGGTCTGCGACCCATGACGTCGTGTTCGGATCCGGGAAAAATACGTTCCCAGCCTCGAAGTATGGCGTAACCGATATTGCTCTCTCTTCCTTACTGCCGCGCGGGTTGTATGGCACCATTCCAGGGATTTCCTTGTCCAGCACGTCCATGACCGCCGGTCCGTTTGCCTTATCCTCCACGACCTTTGCCCTGGCCTTTGGCCATTTCGCTGTCATGTCCCGGATAGCTTTTACCGACTGGGTAAAGCTCATTTTGTCATTTACCAGGTCAAAAACATATATGTTTGGGCCGCTTCTGCCGACCACATAACCGGCAACCTTGGCGCTGCCGTCGCTGTTTTTAAATGCAAGGTCCCAGCTCTGTATGATCATGTTACAGTGCGGGGCTGTTGTGTAATAGTGCTGCAACCAGGCCTTTTTGAAGACGTTACCGTCTGCCGGTGCCGGCCGCTGCTGCATCTGTCCGGAATACTGCAAAGAGCCCATACTCTTTTTCAGTCCTGCCAGGGATTCCTTGTCGTATCGCTGGGGGTTCAGGATGTCCCCCTCTTCCCTTATGAGCTGCTTGCCGCTTTTCGGAAATGTTATTATTGTCTTTTTCTCTGCCTCAGCTGGTAAACACAAATGTTCATAGCCCAGGTTTTCTGCCAGCACATAACCGGTCAGGTCCATTTCATGTAATCGCTGCATAACGATAATGATCGCGCCGTTCTTTGGGTCGTTCAGTCGTGTCTGCAGTGTATTCTTAAAAAAATCTATAGTGTTTTGCCGCTCAGTCTCACTGTTGGCCTGCGCTGGGTTCTGCGGGTCATCAACTATAATTATGTCGCCGCCCTCGCCAGTCAGTGCACCGCCGACAGAGGTCGAAAACATCATACCTTGGTGGGTGTTCTTAAATTCGTTCTGCCGGTTTACGTCGTCTTTCAATTTTACAATGTCGCCCCAGTTCTCAGTGTACCAGGGAGACTGTATAATATCACGGCTCAGTACGTTGTGCTTACGGCTCAGGGAATCACTGTACGAAACCTTAATAAATCTTTTCTCAGGTGCCTGGGTCCAGGCCCAGCAGGGGAAGCACACCGTTACATTTATGCTTTTCATGTGTCGGGGCGGGATATTTATCACAAGCCGCTTTATTTCCCCGTCCCTAACAGCGTGCAGGTACTCACATATCAGATCAATGTGCCAGTTCGGTATATACGTGGTACCCGGCTCAATAATCGGCCAGGACTGCTGTATAAACTCCGATAGGGACCGCTCTGCCCGTTCCCTGCGAATCCCTTTTAACAGGGTTCCTGGGTCAAACTGACTGCTATTTATGTAGCTTTCCCAGTATTTGCTCAAGGTTTTCCAGCTCCTCGTCTGATAGGTCGGACATGTCCGGAATGCTGCCGCTCAGTTCCAGGCCGCCGCTGTGTTCAACGGTTGCCTTTGCGCTCACGGCTATGCTCTCCGCACTGTCGCCGCGGCTCATTCTTTCTATCTTCACGCCGACGTCTGCCAGTCGGGCAATGTCCTGTGCAGACAATTCATTATCCGGGAGGGCTATCAGGCCACGGGTGGCTTTATTCAAAAGCTGTACGCCCAGTTTTGCGTGTAGATCGTGCATTTTCTTGATTTCCTGCTCATTCTTGAAACGTTCCAGCTCGGTCATGTAAACATCATAGGCCGCTGCGCGTTCTACCCAGTTCCACTGCGTACTCAGCTTTTCAATGCTGCTTTTGCTTTTCATTCCCATAGCGTCTGCCAGGCGTCGGATGCTTCTTTTCTCCGGTTCCCGTCCCTGGGTTCCGTATGGCATATCTCTGTACTGGCAAAACTTTTGGTAATGCTGCGACTTCTCGCCCTCCTGCTGCTCCCATAGTTCAGGCGCGTCTCTCTTTGCTGCCATGTGCTGCTCCCTCCTTTCTCCAAAACATAAAAAGAACGGCCATGGCGGCCGCCCTCTCAGGTGTTACTCTTTGCCAGGGACATTGATGTCCTCAGCAGCTTCCGGCGTTTCTTCCGGATCCGGCATATTTGCCTTTATATTTTCCTCATTCAGCTGCACGTATGCGTATTCTTTACCGTCCCTGGTGCATGTAACGCCAGCATTGCCGGTATAGCTTACATACCGCCGAACAATTCCATCACAATAGGTTGGGCTTAGCTCTACCAGTCTGGCCTGTCTCTCGGTCATTTCCGCGCCGATCAGCGTAAAGCCAGAACCGCCAAACAGGTCCAGGATAATGTCTCCCGGATCCGAACTGTTCAGTATCGCCCTTGTGGCCAGCTCCACCGGTTTCTGCGTCGGGTGGAACGTCGCCGTATCTCTTGCCACTTCCCAAACGGCTCCCTGCTTATCTTCCGGGTACAAGAAAACACTTTTATCTTCCTGCAGTCTCAGGTACCGGATTTTCTTTCCCTTTGGTACCTTGTCAGAAATAAAAGCCTTGCCTCCCACTCCGTCAGTCACAACAATGCCACCGCTCAGGGTGGTTGCCATGCCTGCATCATCCCGGAGGGTTATCTTCCAGCAGGTGTTGTTGCTACGATCTCCGCACCACTTGGCCGTATGTCCTGCTTTCTCTGCATAAAACATAGGCTCGAAGTCTCTCAGGTAATCGGTACCGCTCAGGTTGTGGTTGTTCTTCAACCAAATAAGATATTGCTTTTCTAACAGCCCGGCCGCCGTCATGGCGTCCTCAAAGTCCCTGCGGGTGTCTGTTGCATGGTAAATGTAAAATGCAGCGTCTGGCTTGCTGTACTTCACGGCGTTCTTAAATGCCGGAATCAGTAACTTGCCGAGGAGGTCGTCGTCGGTCAGCTCGTCGTTGGCGATCATGCCGTTGTTTTCGATCTGCTGTTTCTGTCTCTTCCCGTTTCCTCCACCGCCATCCAGGCTTATGCCATACGGTGGATCAGTGTTCACACACTGCGCCAGTTCATCCCCCAGCAGCTTCTGCAGGGTTTCTGGCTTAGTGCTGTCTCCACAAATCAGGCGGTGCTGTCCCAGGTGCCAAATATCTCCGGCGTAGGTCATAGGAATGTTTTTCGGTGGCGGTACGGTGTCCTCTCCGTTGTTCTCCGTATCGTCCACACCTCCCAGGGCGTTGAGCAGATCTTCCAGGTCCTCCTCTGTGTAACCGCTCATTTCCAGCGGTATCTCTCCGGTGTCCATCTGCTGCAGCATGTCTGCCAGTGCCGAGGTGTTCATTTCGCTCAGCTCTGCCAGGCGGTTGTCTGCCATCAGATCAGCGTACTCCTCTGCCTCCGAGGCATATTCCTGGTATTCAACAGGCACAACACTGGCCTGCATGGACTGTGCAGCTTCCAGGCGTCCGTGACCGGTCACAACAAAGCCGCTGCGTTTGCTCACTGTAATAGGTTTCCTCCATCCCTGCCCCTTGATAATGGCAGCCAGCAGTGCGACCTGCTTAGGTGGATGGGTGTTTGGGTTTCCAGGGTTCGGAACCACTTTGCCAATAGGTACCAGCTCGTCAAAAGCACAAAAGACCTTTACACCCTCCGGCGTAACGGCCCTTGCTTCCGCTTCGGTCTGGTAGTTGGCCACGTTGTTGAAATAGTTCTCAACCTCGTCTTTTTTCTTCTTTCTTGCCATTTCTCCAATTCCTCCACTCTATCATTTTAACATCTATGTAGTGCATTGAAAATGTCTACTTTTTGCACCGTGCAGGCACTATGCAAGTCTTATGCCATCAATGCCGAAAATCAGGGCAGACAGCGGCTTTACGGCCTTTCCCAGGTCGCTGTAATAGGTGCGCTTTTCTACACAATTTTCGCGTGCAATTTCTTCTGCACTCTTCTTTTCCGGTGCGATATATGCAGCGTGCAAAATCCGGTACCGGCGCATTTCCTCTGCCTTGCCGCTCTGCTCGCATGATATCCGGTACAAGTTCAGCATTTCGTCAATGTGTGTCAGTATGATCAATGTGCGCTGCTGGCTCTGCTTAATGCTGCCAATATAATAATTGTCCTCGTACTCGAAGCTGTCCAGGCCGTCCAGAATGTCCAGGGCGCTCTCTTTTGCCTTGCGGCCATTAAATACTGCACCGCTCACATGTTCTTTCAGATTCCGGTAATTTGCCAGCAACAGGCGTGTGTTGTGCAGTCTCCGGCTATATCTTCCCTTTGTCTGCTCCTTTTTGCCCTCTTCAAGGCGTCTCTCCGCCGCTGCCGTGCCTGCTTCTACTCCTATGCGGATAGCTTCATCAATAGCCCGCTGGCTCAGCACCTCGTACACCCCTGCCAGTGCGCCAGGCTCTCTGCTGGTTCCTTTTACCTCTTCTTTCTCTTCCACGCTCTGCTCCATTACTCTCTCCATTCTGGATCAGCCTCCTCTCCTAACCATTCATCAATACGTTTTTCCTGCGCCTCCCTCAATAAAGGACTTAAATACATTGTCGTTTTCCAGCACATCCGTTTCAGTGCTTTCCTCAGCTGCTCGCGGTCTGCCAGTTTCAACATATCCTCATTTGTCTTGACCTTTTTCAGTTTTTCCTCATACATGGTATTGGCTGCGCACAACGCCCATGCGATCAGGCTCCCGGCTCCCAGCAATGCGCCGGCCACAAATGCTGCTATAATTTCCATGTCGGCCTCCTCTCCAATATGTTCCCGACATAAATGTCGGAATCAATCTATGTCCCAGTTTCTGTTGTCCCATATCTTTATGCCGCGTACTATTCTCCGGACGGTATAGCACACGCCCCAGCATTTCAATTTCTTAAAATACGCCTTTTCTCTCCATGCCAGCGGCCAGATTCTTCCTTTCAGCAGCGTAACCTCAACGGTACCACGATTGTTATCAACCATAACCCGCACCCGTTTAAATCCCAGTGCCTCAAAGAAATCCGTCATATACATGGCTTCCATAGCGCAATCCATTTTTCCCATAATTCTCATGCTCTCCTGCCTGTCCGGGCGGCGTGTTTCCACGCTCGCCCATAATATTTATTGACTTATCCACACTATCCCAAATTCTTAGGGGGATAACTAAATGGGAAATCCTGCACCAGTTCCCCGGTAAAATAAGGGGCCAGGTTATTTTTCAAAAATACCTTGCTACCGTGTGCCTGGGAAAATTCAAGGATATGCTGCACCCATTCTACCTGTGGTATCGTTTTATTTTTCTGCTGGCCAGTCTCAGCTCCGACAATGATCCAGGGCGGCGCATAAGTTCCTTTTGTTTCACTGCGTATAACCCACGATGCATCAAAAGTAAAATCCTCCTGTATAGGCTCAATGCTTAAAAACCAGTTATACGTGCCAGGCTCAAACCAGGCATACTGCTGATCTGGTCTTGTTACTGTCGTGCCATACCAGAAATTTCCCTGCTGCGGCAGCTTTCCTGCTTCTGCCAGCTGTATGTATCTCTGTGGGTTCTTTGTCAGAAACAAATACGTGTGCCACGGCGCGGCTTGCGCCGCCCCGAAAACTCTCCGGATCCATTCATCCGGTACCCACTCCCCGAATAGGTCGCCCATGCTTACCACAAATATAACCGCCGGTTTCTTTTTCTGTGCCGGCATAGGCAGGCAATACTCCCGAAACATAGGTTCGAACTTTACCGGGAACGGCGTCACTTTCCCGATCTCGTTTTTAAAAGGCTTTTCCAGCACCCAGCGGGTTCCTCTTTCGTCCCACTCTTTTCTCAGCTGCTCAGATGTTTTGTTGATCAGCACATTACCAGAAAATCTGTTCGCCTGCTTAGCTGCGTAACAATACAGGCAGCCATGCTGACATCCTGTCACGGGATTCCATGTGAAATCACACCATTCAATCAGGCTTTTGTTCATCACGCGTGTTTCCCTCCTCTCTATCTGCAAACATAAATGTTATTTCCGCTCTTTTGCTTTCATAAAGTGGACGGATTGTAATGTTGTACGCGCACCGCGAATTGTCTCTTGTAAACTCAAATGTTTCCGCCAGCGTATTCCCGAAATAAATGCCATACTCCGTGCACTCGTCCAATTTTAAAATAAAAGGCAGATACTGGACCACTTCTTCTGCATGTTTAAATACGTTTTTATTTATGCGAATGTTTCCACGGTAATCTTTATAGATGTACCGGTACAGCTGTGGGAATCCATTTTGCAAACCCTCTTGCACAAAATTCTCAAAGTTTTCCATTGTATTGCAAATTGTTCCCCTTGCTATATATTCAATAGTCTTTTTCAGGTCAATCCAGCCGCTTTCATAAATTTTCATTGTCTTGCCCTCCTCACTTGCATTTTACCTTTTCCAGGATCCGCTGCCTCAGTGATTCATTGCTTTCAAACAGTCGTGGCTTTACCCCAAAAATGTACGCATGTTTTTTTAAGATTCTTCTCTGCAGGCGCCAGGCTGTCCACTTGCTGGGTTTCTTAAAGATTATTATCTCTTTTTCATCCATTGTCTTGCCCTCCATATCCCAGGTTTCCGGCTATCTTGTCCACGTCGTCGCGGGCTTTCTGGCTTTTCTCATAGTCCTCAAATCTTTCCAGGTCCATTTCCTGCCGCTCCGGATTGAAAGTTATATGTAAAAATGTTTTGCAGCCCAGGCAGGCACCGTGGCCGGTATTGATTCCCATCTCCATTGCAATGCTCTTGCAGATCCAGTTTTCTTTCCCACACACCGGGCACACGCCTTTGTATCTCTTGCGGGCGTCCTCATATTCCTTGCTCTGCGTGTCCTGCGCTATATGATCAATAATTTCTCCCATACTCAACTGCTGCTCCTTTCCCAGGCAGCTTGCGCTGCCTGTGTCTTATTGTGTGATATATTTTGGATTTTAGAATAGCACCCTACTTGTATTCTTTGCCGGTTCCTTTGTCTCTCAATGTGATCCGGCCTACAACCTCAAAACCAGCAAGCTCAGCTGTCTGCTTCATTACCGGGATGAGATTGCTTATCATTGCCAGGCGTTCCGCTTCTTTCTGTTTTTCCTCCCGGCGTATATTTCCCCAGGCCCCTCCGAATGTTGGATCCGGATAACCTTCCCCGTTTTTATTTACTCTATCTGTACCCACGTTTCTCCGCCTCCTCTGCTATCGGGCAACCTGTGCAGGTTCCCCTTTCCGCTACAAAAATACAATTTTCATCTGTCAGCGCACAAATTGGCTGCTTTTCCTCGGTTTCTTCCTTCTCTTTCTTTTTCTCCCGGTGTGCGTCCATGGTAATGATCACAATTACCCACGCAATGCTCAACACGGTCAGCGCTCCGATTCCGGCCAAAATATTGATAATTATCTGCATTACTCTTTTACCTCCGCCAGGTTTATCTTTGTTTCTTCCACCAGCTTGTCCCGGAGGCTCTTAATCGTGTGCTTGCCGTCCTCAAATTCTTTCAACAGGTTCATGCAGCCATCATAATAATTTTCCAGGCGCTGCTTTCCCCATCCTTTCTGCTCATGCAGGTATGTCATGCCGAACAGGAGAAGCATGTCCAGAGCAGTCTCCGCTCGCTGCTTTTCCTTGCCTTTCTCAATCTCCTGCACTCTCCGGACGGCTTCGTTGGCCGTTTTCTGTTTCAGTTCATAAATACGATCCGGCGTCATGCGGATACTTTCTTTTCTCTCTTGCCGCTCCTTGGCTCTGCGTTCTTTTCTTCCCATAGACGCCTCCTACTCTACCAGGTGGCTTACATCCTCAATATTCAGGATGTTTGCGTCGTGCAATACCAGGCTGCTGCCAATTCTCTCCGGAGTGCCGTAATACTCAACAATTTCTTTGCGACTCCGGTCATAAACCAGTACGTTTTTTGGTAATCTGCTCAGCTCCTCTACCTGCTTTTGCAGGCTCAGGCACATCAGGCCTGCGCTGATCAGTGCAACGCTGATCACAATTGTCCAGACTGCTTTTAATATTCCCGCTGCCTTTTTTCTCATGCTCGCTGCTCCTTTCTGTTAGAGCCAGGCTTCCACAATTTGCAGGCTGTCCTGTTCTATCCGATTTACGATCCGCATCCGCTCCGGCTTTGCCTCTCTTATGTCCTCTAATGTGTCCGCCAGGGCTATCAGGTGCGTACTTTTTCGGCCATCAAACAGGCGTGCCACAAAAAGACCCGGATAGTCTTTCGGATCTTCATACACGACTATCATAGGCGCCCCCTGTGGCATCACTGCCCGGATTAATCTCATGTTAAATTGTGTTATTACCTGGTCCTCTGTTCTCATTTTTCGTTTCTCCTCCTGCTATTTTGTCAATTATTTGCAGGTACTGGAGGCCATAAAAACCGCCTGTATCAACTTCCCAGTCTGGAAGCAAATCTTCTGCCTTTGCGCTGGCTGTTCCCGGTGTCTCCCAGGTCCACCCATACTGCTGCACAATGGCAATTTCTTTTTGCTTTGTTTTCTTGTGTCTCTCCCAACAATCGCGAGCTGCTTTCCAGAAGCTCCACGGCACCATAAAAAACCGATTCATGCCAAAACTTACGGCCACAAAAGCAAGTTGCCTGCCCTCTCCCTCCATCCATGCGTCTAAATACTCCGCCTGGTGGTCCTGGACGGCCGAGAAATCAATTCTAGCTCCCTGGGTGTGCTTTGCCTCGACCGCCACTGGAATGTCCCGGAAACGGCCCAAATAATCCACACAGCTCTTGCGATCTACCTTGCAGTTTGCAACTTGGCCATGTGCCCCGCGGAGCGGTATAAACTCCGTGGGGACCTTGTGCATGACTGCTATGCCTTTGGCCTGGTATTTCTCGTTTGCAAAATTGATAAAATCCTCAAATGGTTTGCCGCGGTTCGCCTTGCTGGCGTCCCTCCTGTATGTACCAGAATCCCATGCCATGGATCACGCCTCCTTTTCTGCGAAATCGTCCGGCATTGTGTCCAGGATTCTCTTTAATTTAAAAATTGTACCGTTGCCGATTCCATTGCCGGATCCGGTCTTTTTTTTCAGCTCCTGGAGGAATCGCTCAACCGCTGCTTTTCCTCCGGTGCTTTTGCCCTTAATGGCCTTTACTGCATTTTCTGCATTTTTTCTGGCCTCTGCTTCCGCTTTGTTGGCTTTTGCTTTGTACTTAGCGACCTCAGCCTCCAACTCTTCGATTTCTGCCTTATGTACGGCCTCCTGGTCTTTAGCTGGCCCCGCCTGTTCTTTCTGGCTATTCACATAATCAACCAGCTGCTGGTCTGTCATTTTACGGAGCTTAGTGGCTTCCCTGTGCGTTTCTCGCTCCTGCTGTGTCATTCTACAACTCTGTTTTTTCATGTTCTTTCTCCCTCTAACTTTTTTCATAACATTTATCACACGCGAACCGGTTTCCTTTTCCGGATACGCTGATCACAATCGGTATTCTGTTCATGGCCAAATGCCGGCCACAAATAAAACAGGTCTTAAATCCCTGTGTTGGAACTCCCAGGCGTTCCCGCTGCTGTATAAATTCGCCCACCGTGCAGTCAAATACGCCTGGGTAAAATTCTACGTTGTACGTTCTTTTGGCCGTTACTGTCTTTGTATACTCCATAGCTCAGTCCTCCCTCTTTCCTTTCGGGTGCTTCCGGCCAGTCTGCCCTTTTGGTCGCCTCTTGCTTCTGCCTGGGTGCTTTGTTATCCGCTGCGGTTGTTGCGGCTCTGGTTTGTGTTCTGGCTGCTTTTTCTTGCTTCCTGCATCCAGGAGTAGCAACGCCCCGCATATGATCAGGACAGCCAGGGCGACCAGCTCTAAAACAAAAATTATTGTTGTCAATGGTTCTTCCTCCTCAATGTCCGCTCCGCAACATGCAAAATAACAATTCTGTCATGGAGCGTTTTCTCGGTCCATAGCGGCACGGTAATATGACCGCCAGTTTCCACTGTCTTACCTCTGTGTCTAACGGTGTGGGTTTCTCAAATTCGTCTGTCGCCTCCGCCCAGTCCGGTATTGCAACCATTACGCCGAAGTAGTTGGAGGATTCTGGAAACTGTTCACGCATGTGTTTGGAAAATTTCCCGCTGCGTAAATCCGGTAAAATATCCTTGTAGCACTCCATTGTGGTTACAATATAGTTTTTCTCTCCCAGGAAGTTTAGGCCGTTCCCACTGTAAACATCTTCTTTGCAGCTCTTTATCTCGTAACAGGTAAATATGCCCTTTTCTATCCCGGATATGGAGCACTGATCAGCTGGGGAAAATTGCATGTAATCAACTCTTTTTGCTTCTCGTCCCCATGGGTCAATGCTTACCTCACTGGCCCAGTGCTTCCCAGCTCCTCCAAAACGTGTGCTTATAAGTAACTGGCCGAGGAACTTTGTTGTTTCCTTTCTGTCCATCTTCACACCACCCTCATAAATCTCTCGCGGATCCGGTCAGCCCAGGTACTGTTGCGAATTGTAGTTCCTGCCACGCGGTACCTGCTGCAGGTTTCGACGGCCATGCCGCCGTATTCACATTCTGGAAACGCCGTCACAAAGCCGGGGAGGTTTGGGTCTACTGGTATGCAATATTCACATGTGCAACACCATTTCCCTGCCAGCGCTTTCTCATGCAGCTGTCTGGCTTGCTCCTCCATCTTCTTGTTGTATTCCGGATCCAGACCAAAAATCTGTTGTATCTTGTTCAAAACAATCTCCTTTTCTTTTTCTTGCCGCCGTTCCTGGCCATGATCCCGCCGTGCATTTTTAACCAGTTGTTTGTAATTCTCATGCCGTACATAAGACTTAACACATCCAGGTGGCCGATCTGCAGCTTGCCCTCAATAGTTCCGGTTGTGTTCCTGGTGACCGTTGCCACCGATTTTGTCGGGACTTCCGCTGTTACCTGTACGCCCCACTCAACAATGCCGCTGTCAATGTCGGCAAGTTTACGGCCATCCTTGGTATATAAAGCTCCGCTTTTAAAGTTCATGCTCGCTTTTCTCACGCTTCCGCCTCCCGTCTCACGCCTCGGATACCCAGGCTTCCGTTGTACCCTGCTGTTTTCAGGTCTTTTTTCATGGCCTTGTATTCTCTATCCAGTGCCGCGCCGGTTGCTCTGCTTCTCAACATTACGACGCCATCTTCCAGCGTCGCGTCTTTACCCTGTTCGATCAGGTGTTTCACTGCCTCATACTTGTCCATTTTCCTGCGCCTCCAATATCTTCCGGGATTCTGCCACCGCCTGGCGATCCACATCATTGTTGTGCTGGTTCTTATCGTGTCCCTTTACCCATATAAACCGGATACTGGTAAATTTCTGCCGTTCCCTCATAAGTTTCCGCCAGAGGTCCCGGTTCTTTTTCATAGCAAAATGGCCGTTCATGGTTTCCACCACATAGTTGCTGTCTGAATACACTTCAACCGGTATCGTTTTATCAGTTATACTTTTCATAGCTTCCAAAACCGCCTGCATTTCCATACGGTTGTTAGTTTCTCCTATCGCTCCGCCGGACTTCATGCGAGCCTGGCCTTTATACATCAGCTTGCAGGCCCAACCGCACCCGGAACCAGGGCGACCGTTGCTCAGGGCGGAACCGTCGGTGTAAACGGTTATTTTATCCATTGTCCTGTCCCTCTCCAGCTCCGTTTGCGTACTGTTCGAGCTTGTCTCTTATTCCCAGGCGCTGCACTGCGGCCACCAGGCCGTATGCCAGGCGTACCAGGTCAAACGGTTTCACGTTCAGCATTTCAACCGATAAATCGTCGCTGCCCTTTTCCAGGTCCACACAACACCCGCTTTGAATTTCCTTTGTGCTGCCGTCACTGTATCTCACTGTAATGCCGGCAATATCACGGCTCTTTTCTTCTCCCATGACTCTCATTCCTCCGTTTCTTTTAACTGTCTAATTTTCGCTTCCAGCGGTATTGCAGCATATTTATTTTTGGGGTATCTCTGATACTCAGCTCTAACCGCTTCGCGATTGTAAAGGTTGTCGTATTTCATTGCTAATCGAAGCGAAATGTCAGAACCTTTTCCCGTTAATGTAATTTTGGACTTGTCCATATATTCAAAAAATATTTTCCACATGCTGCTCAATCCTTTCTTTTGCAATCTGGTAATATTCCGGATCCAGCTCTATCCCTACAAATTCCCGTCCGGTATTCAAGCAGGCAACGCCGGTGCTCCCAGCTCCCATGCAGTTGTCCAGGACTGTCTCTCCTGGGTTCGTGTAGGTCTTGACCAGGTATTCCAGCAGGTCCACGGGCTTTTGCGTCGGGTGTAGGCGCTTGGACTTGTCCCCGGTGCTGTATTGCAGCACATCCACCGGATACCGGTCCGTGGAGTCATATGTATAGTTTCTTTCCTCCCGGCCATAACAGCTGCTGCCATCCGATTCCCTAGTTCCGTATGCCGTCGCTGTCTTTCTCTGGTGCCCGTGCGTCATTTGCGGGTTATAGGTCGGCGGCTTCTGGTAAAATATTTCTATGTTTTCGTGGGTCCTCAGCGGCATTTTCTTGGCGTTCATAAATCCGCTGGGCTGTGTTTTTTTCCATATCCATTCATAGCGGTACATGGCTTTGTTGCTGCTGATCAGCTCCGTGGTAAAAGGTTGTGCGCTAAAAAGTACAATGGCGCCGTTTTCCTTTACCACTCGCCGGTACTGCTTCCATAACTCCTGCAGGTTGATCGGAGTGTCCCACCGGCAGCGTGTTGTGCCATACGGTAAATCACTCAGCACCATGTCAATACTGCCGTCCGGGATCCGGTTCATAAGTTCCAGACAGTCGCCACAATACAATGTGCTTTTCATTCGTGCAAGCCAGCCTCCTTGTTTCTTATGGCAATATTTAAACGTGCCACTTTCTCGCCGACCGCCGTCAGCTCCGGATTTTTAAATCTTAATTTTTGACGGTTCATTTCCAAATTTGTTGCATTATCTGTCAAAAACAAATTTTCAATATTGCAGTTATCCTTGTTCCCGTCCAGAAACGAAACCATTTTCCCGTCCGGTATAGGTCCGTTGTGTTCTTCCCATACAGCTCTATGCACAAATTCAAACCGCTCCCTCTGTGTTCCTGTTTCTCGTATTTTCCGAATCAGGTAGCCATCCGTTGTATGCGTGTATTCCCCAACATTTATATGGTTCGGTGGAATTTGCCCCTTTTTAAACATCGTTTCTTTACACTTTTCGTACTGCTCCGGAGACATTGGTTTTCCTTTATTAGCAGGCGTATGTCCGGGTTGAAATTTGCAATCAATCCCGCTCACAATATTGTGATTCTTCTTGTATGCTCTCATTTTTTTAGCTGTAATTGTTCCTGGCCCATACTTTTCATTAACCGCCTCTGTCAGTTCTTTTGTGGTTTTGCCATTTGCAATGCTTCTTACAAAATCCTCCATTCCATCAGGATAAACCTTGGAAAAACCTTTTGGCATACCGCCTTTTGTGCCGCTTTTTAATCCGTGGTTTGTTTTGTAAGACTTAATTTTCGCTTCTGTAAATCTCAGATCATACTTGCGTGCAAAAATATTATTCAGATCGGATGTAAGTTGCTTTGTTGTCGTGCCCTCTACGTGAGCGCTTATATACTCCGTTACTTCATCCGGATATCTTTTCATGATTTCTTTACAACCAGCATTTCCGGAATTGCTTTTTCTCCCTTATTCTGGTTGTAACCGTATTCATCCATGTGTTTCATTGCCTGCAACTGGATCTGTGCATTATCGATAATTGTTTTCGCTACCTTGTTGGTTGCCTCTGCTCTTTTGATTTCTTTTTCCAGATTCTCCTCTGTCAGACTATCGTCGTTAATTCTCTCTAACGCTTCAAACAAATAATTGTTCAGGTCGGTAAGCGTATTTTTCATGGTTTTAACCTCTCTTTTCCTTCCTGGTGCAAAATTCAATGTCTGTACATTCAAACTTGCAGCCATGTTCTATTTTGTGTTGTTTTGTCATGTTCTTGTTAATTCTGCAGCTGTATCGATACCGGCAAGCCTGGCACCAATATTCCCCGTATATCCCGCACCTTTCACACTGTCTGCATGGTTCCATTATTTTGCCCTCCAACTCTCCCACGTCATATCAATCCCGACGCATGTCTCTTTCAGGCGATCCAGGGTTTTCTCTGCGTTCCTGCTGTCTCCGCTCTCCGGTGTCATACGCTGCACCAGCTCCGGGCCGCTGTAATTTGTTGTGATGATCGTCGGCATATATCCCTCATACCTGGCGTTTATAATGGCAAATATCTTGCTCACGCCCCACTCCGTCGGCTGCTCGCTGCCTATGTCGTCAATGATCAAGAGTGGCACATCCTCGTACTGGCTCAGGATGTATGCTTCGTCTACGTCACTGCCAGCTGCCTTGTATGTTTCACGGATCCTGTCCAGCAGGTCAATCATGGTCATGCAGATGCAGGCCGTTCCCTCACTGATCAGCTGGTTTGCAATGGCCGCTGCCAGGTGGGTCTTTCCGGTACCATACCCGCCTGCCATAAACAGGCCGTTGCGCTCAATCTCCGGCGGTGTTATGTGGTTGCGATCATTCTTAACCGGGCGCATACGCTGGAAGTTGTCGGCATACTTCTTTGCCTGGGTGTATGCCTGGCGGCGTCCCTGGGTGTCCTGGACAAAATTCTCAAAACGTCTGTTCTGGAATCTTGCTTTCATGCCGCTGCGCTCCATCATGCTGCGGAACCGCTGCATTTCTTCCTCCCTGGCTTTCTGTTCTGCCTCAGCTGCCTTGCGGGCCTCTTCCTTTGCGTCCCAGTCTTTCCAGAAGTCCTGCGCCTTGCTGCATGTACAACGCTCCGGGCGACTCTTCCACACGATCACATGCCGCGGCGCTACCGGGCTAACCAGGCCGTAATATTCCAGCTTTCTGCCACAATACTTGCAGCTTACTGTTTCCGGTACCGGCTCCGGCACGCTGTACCCCTCTCTCAGGGCTTCCGCGGTGCTTATGCTGTACTTGTCCGGCTTAGTAGTCTCCGGCTGTGTGGAACCCTGCTGTATGGCTTCCTGCGGCATTGCTGCCATTGTTGCTGTGCTCATTTACGTTTACCTCCTCGCTTACGTCCTCCCAGCGTCCTTGATTCAACCAGGTCAGCGGCATAGGCACATACCCGCGTTTCCAGTCGCTGCTCTGCTTGCTTACCTCAATGGCGTGGAGTATATGCTCAGTCATTTCCTCGTCTGGCTTGATCAGCTTCCACTTCTTCCAGCACGCCGGTTTTGCTCTCTTCCGCACTGCCGGAAAGGCGTCCCAAAATCTGCAAAAGCTCTTTTCCAGCGGTGTCTTGGCTGTTTTCCAGTCAGGACTCTGCTGTCTTTTACCTGGCTTTGCCTCTTCCTCGTCGTCAAGTTTCTCCGGTTCCGGGGCGGTCTGTTGCTCGGCAACGACCGTATGTTTTTTAGTATCAGGTATCAGAGAATCCGGTATCAGAGAATCAGCAGGGCTTTTCTTGTGCTGTTCTTGTGTTTGCACTGTACTTGCACCGTGCACGTATTGTGCTTTTGTGTTTTCCTGCTCTTTTTCGGTCTGATAAGTCCGGAGGTCTTGGCTGTTTTCAGCTGTTCCCGTGCGCCCTTTTACGTGGATTCCTGCCACAACGCCTAGGCCCATATCCTCGCCGGGTGCAGGTATTACACTGGCCTGCTCTTTACAGTGCGGATTCTGGTGTTTCAAGAAGTTTATTACCTGTATGTATTTCTCTCCTGCGATCTCGTATCGCTGTATAAATCCGTTGTCATTCAGCTGCTGCAGCATGGTGTCAACATCATCTGCAGTCACATCATCATAGCCCAGCAGCTCCTTTTTTATTCGTTTGGGGCGGTCCTGTAAACGTCCCTCACGGTCTGCCAGGCACCACAAGCCTATAAATAATAGGCGGGTCAATGCCGGCAGTTCTCCCAGGATTTCATTGTCAAAAAATCCAGGCTTAATGTTCCTTGCTCTTGCCATTGTTCAGACCTCCTTTAGCACAAGTACACTTCTTTGCCTGTCAGGGCCTGCACGCGCCGCTTGAAGTCTGCGGCCTGGCTGTTGTCATTGCTCAGGTGTAACAGGTAAACCTGCTGCAGCCTGCTTAAATCAAACGATTCCAGCGTTTTTATAACTGTTTCAATGCTCATGTGCGAGCCTATGGTTCTTTTGGCTCTGGCAGCATGTATGCGGCCCTCTTTTACGTTCTGCTCCATTGTCTCAGGGTCGTAATTGGCTTCCATCATTATGTGTGTCAAACCTATAAAGGTATATTTGATATAAACCGTATCAGTAAAGTAAAGTACCTTTTCCCCGGTCACTGTGCTCCGGATCAGGAAGCCCAGCGGCTCCGGTACGTCGTGCTCAACATCAAAGGGAAGTACCTCAAATGTGCCTGCATGGAAGCTTTCCAGTGCTCGCACCGTGCAAATTCGGTGCCCGGTTAGGTTTGCCATGTCTGCTGTTCCCTGGCTGGTGTAAATATTCACGCCCATGCGAGCCAGGGCCTTTGCAGCTTTCACATGATCCCCGTGGCCATGTGTCACAAGACAGCCACTCAACTGTGACACCTTATAACCACATCCGGCTTGTATCTGTGCCAGTGGGATCCCCGCATCCAACAACAAACTGCTTTGCCCGTCGCTTATGTAATAGGCGTTGCCGCTGCTGCCGGATGCAATAGGGTTAATCAGCATTAAAACGTCGGTCCTGCTGCGCGGGTTGCTGTGCTACGCGCTGCCGTGGTGTTACGTGCAGGCTGTGGCTGCGCCTGCGGCTTTGCTGGGCTTCCCAGGTCAAGAGCCTGCTGCCCTCCGTCGTCGGTCAAAAAGGCCGGCTGCGCGGGCTTCTGCGGTGTCTCCTGGGCTTCCGTGTCAATTACAACCTGGTTTGCTTCTGCGTCGATCACTTCCTGGGTTTCCATCTGTGCCAGTCTGATCTCCTGCATACGCATGTACTCATAGGCGTCGTCAATCTTTTTCGGGTCCCTTGGCATGTTCTTGGCACTGTAAACCTCACGCTTTACGGTCTTGAGACACATTTCTTCAAACCAGCCCTCTGTTTCAACTTCCACTTTCTGGCCTTTCTCCCAGGCTGTTTTCTTACCTCCCCAAAATTCTC